CGATATGGGAGGAGTACCTCCTGGAGCTTCGCCAACAGATCCAACAGGAAATGGAGGTGGCAACATCGGAACAGGCAATGTACCGATGCCAGGGGAAGCTGGTTTTACTACGCAAGATACTAAGCCTCAAGGAAACAATAAGACACAATAAAGAAGAATTAAAATAATATGGCAAAAACATTTGATACATCAAGAGTTGGAGGTGGTACTTACGAACTAGAGCAAGACTCTAGTGGTAATTACAAATTAAAGTCAGTAGGTTTTGAACAAGTAAATAAATTAAATTTACCTGATTTAACAAATTTAGATGCACCTGCAACTACTACTACTACTACAAAAAATGAAGAGAAAAAAACTGATGTAGCAGATCCATTTAAAAAATTAGCTTCACAACAAAGTGATGATAATAGAGATCTTATAATATCTCAAAATTATGAACGTATTAATCCTAAAGATATTTCAGTTAGACAAGCTGGCGATAGACAAAGACTTGATCCTAGAGATGATAGAAGTCCTCAAGAGATACAAAATTTAAAAGATGCTCAATCTACTTATAATACAGCAAGAGATAGATTCGGTACAGTAGGTGGCGGGACAGCACAAGATTTAAAAGATATGAAAGCTGCTAATGAAACTATAATGAGTGCTAAAGAAAAATATGCTACAGAGACTCAGTACAACACACCTAAAACAACAGGTCTACAGGATGTAGTATCAAAAGGAAAATCAGCAGTAACAAATACTGTAAGTAAAATTTTAAATAATAGTGCTACAGTTATGGTCATGAAAGGTGTAGGAAACATAGCTAATGCTATGATTGATCCATATCAACAAGATCTTAATAAAGCAAATAAAAAAGCTTTAACTTCTTTAGGCTATAAAACAAATTTTGAATTAGGACTATCTTCAGATCCTGGAAGAATAGCAGGTAATCCAGCTAATAATGTATTTGCAGGTATGAACGCACAGTCTGCAAAAGGAGATATATCTAAAGGTGCTAGTAAAAGAATTGAAACTAGAAATAAAACTGCAATGAAAAAAGCAGGTACATGGAGCAAAGAAAAATTAGATAAATTTAATGCTAAAACAAAAGAATTTGAAAAACAAAAAGCTGAACACGATGCAGCAGCTGCAAAGGATAAAGCTCAAGCACAGGCTGCTAAAGATAATAGAGCTGGAGTTGGAGGTAGTTGTTTTATAGCAGGCACTAAAGTTACTATGTCTGATGGTACACTTAAAAACATTGAAAACATTGTAGTAGGTGATAAAGTAAAAGGATACAAAGAAGATAACACAGTTATTAAACTAGATCCTACCTTACTAGCAGATAGAAAACTATATTCATTTAATGATAATGAACATTACTTCTTTACTTCAGAACACCCATTTATGACTGAAGAAGGTTGGAAATCTATTAAACCAGAAAAAACAAAAGAACGTGATGGTATAGAACTTTATGAACAATTAAAAGGTGAATTAAAAGTTGGTGATAAACTTGTAACAGATAATGGTTCAGTTGAAGTTAAAGATATTAAATCAAAAGAAATAAGTAATCCTGAAATGCCTTTATATAATTTTAATGTTTCAAATGATAATTCATATATTGCTGATGATTATGTAGTACACAATAAAGGATGTTTTATAAAAGGTACTTTAGTTACAATGGCAGATGGCTCAACTAAACCAGTAGAACAAGTTGATCTAGGAGATGAAGTTGCAGAAGGTGGATCAGTATTTGCTGTAGGTAGATTTTTAAATACAGAATTATATGACTACAAAGGTGTTAAAGTTTCAGGAAGTCATATGGTAAATGAAGATGGTGTTTGGATGAGAGTTAAAGATACTAAACATGGCAAGTCATTAGGTAATGATTTAAATACTGTATATGTATTTGGATCAGAAAATAGAAGAATTTTAATTAATGGAATATTGTTTACAGATTATTTTGAAGTAAATGAGCAAGATAAATTAATAGAAGACTCAGAAGATTTTTTTAATAATTGGAAAGATTATGGAAATGATGTTGATGTAGATAACGTTGCTACATTAAACATGAATTATGAAATATAGATTTTGGAATCTAGATAAAGATTATACTATATTAGAAAGCTGGTGTAAAGAACGTAATTGGGAATCAAGTATACCTAAAGAAATGTTACCACCACAAGGTATAATAGTTGAAGATGAAGATACTATTTGTGCACTAGGTTTATACTTAAATGAACAAGTTAAATTTGGTTACATGTATGGTATATTTTCTAATCCTAAAATTGGTAAAATGAAACTTTATAGAGCTATGAAGTTAAGTCTTGAAGCAGTTAAAGAATTAGCAAAAGATAAAGGTATAGAAGTAATTATTACACATACTGCTGAAAAAGCTTTAGAAAAATTGTATACTAGACATGGTAATATGAAATTAGTAGAACAAAATGTAAATCAATACATTATGAATTTAAATGAAGATAAATACAACAATTTAGATTGGATATCAAAATAAATAATTGGAGATAAGATAATGGCAATAGGACCAGACGGTAAAGTAACAACAACAGGATTAATGGATAGTGCTGGTAAAATACCAGATGCTCCTGATATGTCTAATTTAAAACCACCAGCTCAACCAAAAGAACAAAAAGCACCAGCAGCAGCTCCAGTAAAACAAGCTATGGTACAAAGACCAGAACCTAAAGATCCTGAAGTTGTACAAAAATTAAATAGCTTATCTGAAGAAGAAGCACAGCAATTATCTATGGTATTATCACCAAGTTTAGCAACTACTTTAATAAAAATTTTACCAGAAGCAACTGATTTAATAAATGAATTTAAATCTACTGAAGAAAATGTTGTATTACCAGTATCAGTAGTAAAAAATTTTGCAGTTAGAAAATACCCAAGTCCTAGCGAGCAGGAATCCGTACAAGGATTCGTTACAGAATTATCTGAGTCACAATCAGATGATACAAATGTGCCACCTGAAAATATGCAGGCATCTAATCCTAATCCTAATGGCATGATGGCTCCAGAGCCTAACGCTAATCCAGATAGTGATTTAGATACTTCATCAATAGATGAAGATGCAGTAGATATAGCATAGATTCAGCCCACAAATTATGGAAGTGAGCTACCCTTATCCATAAGGCACTCAACCTAAGAGGAAAAATAATGGAAGAAGAAAAAAAATTAACTGAAGAAGCTAATGCTCCTGAAGTTAAAAAAGATGATAAACTATTTAAGAAGCCTGAAGGCAAAGCTATGTATCAAAAGCAAAGAGATGACGCTGATGATGCAGAAGTTGAAGCATTCGCAAAAGGTGAATTAAGTAAATATCATTTAGAGAAAGCAGAAACAGCAACCGTTCAAGAGGACACAGAAACATCTGAAGAAATTGCAAGCTCCGATGGCGAAGCTACTCCTTCAACTGAACGCCCTGAAAATGCAGAAGATCGTGTTTTTAAAAAACGTTATGACGATTTGAAGAAACACTATGATTCTACTTTATCAAAGCACAAAGATGAGGTTAGAACTTTAAGAACGCAATTGGAAACATCTACTAAAGAGTTTGTTCCACCTAAGTCTAAAGATGAACTTGAGGCTTGGAGAAAAGAGTATCCTGATGTTTATGATATGGTTGAAACCATAGCTATGACAAAAGCTGATACTAGAGCAAAAGAGATTGAGGAGAAATACCAAAATCTACAAGCTCAACAGGAACAGATAAGCAAAGAAAAAGCTGAAGTAGAATTGTTAAAGATGCATCCTGACTTTAGTGAGATTCGTCAAAAAGATGAGTTTCATCAATGGGCTAGTAAACAAGATCCAGTTATTCAAAGTTGGTTGTATGAAAATACATCTAATGCACAACTAGCTGGAAGAGCTATTGACCTTTATAAAATGGACAATGGAACTAGTAAATTAACTAAAAAACAGGAAACATCTATTAAGAAAGAAGCAGCTAAAGCTGTGACTAAAACTACTAAAGCAACAGAGACAGAGATTCCTACAAAGAAAATCTGGTCTAACTCTGAGATTGCTAAGATGAACCCAAGAACGTTTGCGAAGTACGAAGCCGAAATTGATGAAGCTATTAGAGAAGGTAGAGTCCAACCTTAATAATAACAACTATAAACAATAGGCAATCATTATGGCAACAATGGGAAAAGCAGCGGGATACCAAAACTTACCTTCAGGTAATTGGGCTCCAGCGATTTATAGTCAGAAGGTTCAAAAGTTTTTCAGACGTGCATCAGTTGTAGAAGATATTACAAACACTGATTACGCTGGAGAAATTGAAAATTTTGGCGACACAGTAAACATAATCAAAGAGCCTTCAATTACAGTGAATGACTACGCTAGAGGTCAAACAGTAAACACAGAAACACTTGCAGACGATCAAATTCAATTGACAGTCGACCAAGGTTCGTATTTTGCGTTTAAAGTAGATGACATCGAAGAAAGACAATCACACGTAAACTTTGAAGCTCTTGCAACTTCTTCAGGTGCTTACGCACTTAAAAAGAACTACGACTACAATGTATTAAAAGCGATTTATGACGGTGCGTCTACATCAGCTGCTAATACAGGAACTGACGGTTCACCAATTGATGGTGATGCAGCAGCAGATACTTTGGTAGATGTTATGTCAGCAGCTAAAACAGTTCTTGACGGTTCAGATGTACCAGAAGAAAACAGATGGTTCGTAGCTCCACCAGCTTTCTATCAACAAATTAGAAAAGCAGGTGCGAAAATTATGGATCAATCTGTAATGAACGATGGTTCAGCTTCAGCTATGAGAAATGGTATGATTACAGACAGACCTTTATTTGGTTTTAGAATGTACTCTACTAATGCAATAGCTGTATCAAGCGGATCAGCGGCAAATAAAACTTTTGGATCAGCAGGTTCTAATGAGCATGCTTTCCTTTATGGTCACCAGTCAGCGGTAGCTACTGCAAACCATATTGCGAAAACAGAACTTATCAGAGACCCTGATTCATTTTCAGACATCGTTAGAGGTCTGCACGTTTTTGGAAGAAAAATTCTAAGAACTGAAGCAGTATACTCAGGTGTTATAACAATAGGTTAATTAGAGGGAGATAAATAGATATGGCTACACATGATAAAACAGGTGCAGGTGGAACTACTGGACATCCGTCTAATGGTAGAACACCTTATTTAGTTGAAAACACAATTGATTTCACACCTTTCGATCCTGCAGCAAACGATCTTGTTCAAGCAATTGACGTTCCTGCAGAAAGTATTGTAATGAATGCTGGACTTGAAGTATTAACAGCAAGTTCAAGTGGAGTTACATTAGATATGGGAGATGGAGACACTGCTGATATTTACGTAGATGGTTTAGATTCTACATCAGCAGGATACTCTGCAGTACACCAAGATGTACTATCGACTGGTAAAATCTATGCATCAGCTGACACACTTGATATTAAAGTAATAGGAGCACAGGACACTGCTGGAAAAGTAAGAGCTTGGGCTGTTATATGTGATATATCAGGCGTTAGTGAAACTGATACTAACTAGTAAATAAATAATTTAAGGGGGGTAGAAATACTCCCCTTAATAATAATATGACAATACATAATAAAACAAGTACTCAAAAAATTATACCATTAGGTAATAATATAGATAGTACCTATAAGGTTAAGATACAAAATTTAGAAAATAAAGTTGAAGAGCAATCTGATAAATTAGATCAGATAACTTCACTACTCAATGAAATATCAAAAAAGACATC